ATCTTCTCCTTTATTATTTCATTGTTTGCAAATCATCTACCTGTCATGTACGTTCAAGTACCACAGTGGGCAGATGATTGGGCAGTGTGTGCTGTAGATATACCTGACGCTAAGTGTCATTGGTATGTTGTTGCACCTGATAATACATTTGGAGAAGGATTTAGTTGGGAAGAAGCACCTTGGTTTGATGCTAATGGTCTCAGTGATGTAGCACCTATGCAAAAAGAAACCGTGGTACAAAAATTACAACATTAACATTATGAAAGATCAAGCATCAGTAGGAAAAGAGTCCTCTGCTATCAAATATGATAGAGCATTATCTCTATTCACAGAGTCAGTAATGAAACCAGACCATGACCTTCGTGGTTGTGCACATAACCAAGGTTGTTATGATGAATTAATGGAGATACGTGAACACGTTTTAGAGTATCTTAGAACATTAAAAGAAGTCACACATCATACTAATCCAGATGAGAGTGATGAATTAGAAACTGAAAAATTAATTGCAGCAAAGGACAAAACAGATGTAGAATCTCTACGATATACAAAGTGGAGATAGATGAGCGACGTTAATTTTAACGAACACAAAGTGTTTCGTGAGACAGAAGATGTTATCTTCTATGATATATCTGTAGAGGAATCAAACGCTGCTGATCTTGTAGTGCATACAGGTCCTGCTATCTCACCTCCACCTGATTGTGTAGGAGGTAAACAGTTTTACATTCATAGTTTTCAAGATGATTGTAATCGTGTAGTATCAGGTGAAAGAACCTTTGAGTTGATCAATAGAGATTGGAAGAATCAATACCATATAGTACATCTTAATAGACACAGTGGTGCTTTAGTAATACCACGTAATACATTTCATAGGTCAGTGTCAGGTAAGGATGGATCTATAGTAATCAATCAAGCAACAAGGTATCCTGGTTTCGATCCTCATGCTGAGTTCTATCCAGTATCCACAGCAGAGAACAGAGAATTGTATAATATACTAAGAAATGTGAATCCTGTTATACATACTTTAGGTGAGTAAATCAAAACATGGATCAAGATGAAGCGATGTTTGGTGCTGAGGTAAAACCACAGAAACCAAAGAGAAAAACAAATTGGACTAAGATAGGTGTTGTAATTGTTAGTACACTAGTTGGTCTTTCACATATTGGTATGATCGGTACGATTGCCAATCGTAGAACTACAAAACTACCAGAAATTAATCTACCTGTAGGTCCTTATACTTCTTATCAAGTTGAAGCAAGTAAAGAAGGATATAAGATTGCTTATAAATCAAATGACCCGAAAGTCATGTATACCACTAAGGATATTAAAACTAAAGGTGGTTTCCTAGGACTTTCAAACAACACTCAGAAGAGTGTCGAAGAGTATACTATGACTGGAGATGTTCATATTAAACCAGAGTCATCACAAGCAAGTAAAGGTACTTTAAAATCAGAAGCATGTATCGAAGCAATCGGTGCTGCAAAAGGAACAGGTAAACTTGTAGGTACTAGTATGGGTGCTGCTGCTGCACCTGCTGTGAGTGGTATTCCTTTCGTAGGTTGGGTTGCTGCAGGTTGGATAGCAATGTTCGGTGGAGAACAAGGTGCACAGATAGGTGGTAACATGGCAGAAGATCTTAACAAAAATTGTTAGATATATATTAAGTAACAAAACTTAACATATTAAATGATCGGAGCACTCTCTACATTGAAGATGGTAGGGTTAATACTAGTAAATGTAACAGTACTGACAACAGTAGTGATACTAACCCTACAATATGTCATCAAAGAATAACTTGACAACTGTTTAGTATAGTGGTATACTAAATAAATTCATAACAAAGGGATCGAAAGATCGTGCCCCTGCGTATGTAAAAGTACCCCATGTCGGGGGTGCTATCATCCGCAAGGGTTTTTTATTGCCTTGCGAGATAATTCAAACAAACATGTCTTTTAAATCAACAATCGCTGCAGTAGCAGCAACTCCTCTTCTAGTATCTGGTGCAGCTTTTGCTGGTCCATATGTCAATTTGGAAGCAAGTGGTTCATATCCTGATGGAGCATATACATCTGGTGCATTAGAAGCACAGGTCGGATACGAAGGAGAAACACCTAGTGGACTTGGATGGTACGTATCTGGTGGTCCTACAGTGACTCACACAGAATCTGCTGACGAGTTCGGTGACGTTGAACTAATAGGATACCTTGGTGGTTCTTATGATAAGTTCTATGGAGAAATCTCTGGCGTAACTGCTGAAGATAACATTGACTGGGGTGCTAAAGCAGGTGTGAAGTTCACATTCTAAATAACTCTGGTTCGAGATGGATCAATTATGAGGGGTGCTTGACACCCCTCTTTTTATTTGCTATTATAAATTCGCCTTTATATAAATTAAATTAAAAGCACTAAAATAGAAGCATGTTAAGCAACATTACTGTGTATTCCAAGGATAGATGTCCTTATTGTCAAAAGGTTTGTGAATTATTTGATAGTTTAGAAGTAAATTATGTGGTGTACAAACTAGACACACACTTTGATAGACACGCTTTCGTAGAAGAATTTGGTGGAGATGCTACATTTCCTCAAGTTACAATAGGCACCCTTAGAATAGGTGGGTCTAAAGAAACAGTTACTTATTTAAAAGAACATGGATTGGTATGAAGACGAATTCTACCCCTTGGTAGAACGTGCTATCGAAGAGTCCTTTAATGACAGGTACTTATTCAATTGTTATCAGTACCTCAAAGGAAACAAAGCAACTAAACCACAGGTTAGAAGGTTCTGTGAGAGTTCAACAGCAGCAGAACTAAGTCAAACAACTCTTGAACTAGAGCAGTATATTAAGGGAGGAGATCCTACTCTACGTGAAGCTTATGGTCACATACCCAAACCAAAAGCACGTAAGATTAAAACTTATCTTTATAAAATTTTAGAGGATGCATGGAAGTATGAACTCGAACGAAAACCAGGAAGGAAACCCAAAAAAAGAGGTCGGAAAGTTCTCTCTAAATAAAGGTGAGGAGTTCATGCTTCGTAGGAGGTCGAGCAAAGAACCAAAAAATGACGAGACAGTACTAGTTTTACAGCAAGGAGGTAAAGTCATGGATATGGCAGTTGTTCTTACCATGTCTACACTGATGGTAATTGGTGGGACAATTATGGGTTTTATAATTGGTTGGTTTGCTAATACTTATTATCTCAATTACATCGAAGCTCTTGAGGAGAAAGAAGATGATGAAGAACTCGTTAAAATACAAGGACATCCAGAAATGATGGATGGCGATGGTAATCCCATTCCATTTCAAGTAGCAAAACTTATCAGCGTCGAATTTGAACCAAAGGATGCATTTACTAATGACCCCTTTACAGATTCGGATGATTGATATATAATATTACTATTGACATAGAATTATGAAACTTTTGATTTCTGAAATTATTAGGAAGGCATCTAATGCCAAAACTAAAGCAGAGAAGATTAAGATACTACAAGACAATAATAGTCAAGCACTACGTTCAGTTCTCAAGTGGAACTTTGAACCTGCTATTGTATCTGACTTACCAGAGGGTGATGTACCATTTACAAGGAATGATGCACCTATGGGAACCGAGCATACAATGCTTGAGAGAGAAGCAAGGAATCTTTGGAGATTCATTAAAGGTGCTAACTCTCTTAGTAGATTTAAACGTGAACAGTTGTTTGTTCAAATGCTAGAAGGACTTCATGAAAGTGAAGCAGATATAGTATGCCTTGTTAAGGATAAGCAATTGCATAAGAAGTATAGAATTACTAAATCAGTTGTAACCTCAGCGTTCCCTAACATCCAGTGGTCTGAATGACAACAGAAGTTAAACCCCCTAACAAATCACCAGAACCTTTACTAAAGTTTAGTGAGGATGATTCTTACAATTATCAGATCAAAGTGTTTCTTCAAAACATTAAACCTGAGAGCGTTGATCCTAATAAATATCCACAAGGCACTGCTTTAGTTGAATATACTATTGGGTCGGAGACAATCCATGACTTAGTGATGTCTCAGAAGAGTTCAAACATCTTCGATGCATATTATGATAAACTCAAAACATTGGGTGGCAAACTATTGAAAATTAATAGTTGGTATGGTACAATCAGTCCAAAACTTTGGAATGCAAATCCAAAACCTAAATCTCGTAGAGGCAAACGCAATGGATGATTACGAAATCAAAGCAAGAGAAGTATGTATGACTTCCTTGTCTCATTCTAAGGTACAGTTTGACAATAAAGCATATACTTTTTGTCAAAAAGCAATTGATGTAGGTGACATCAAATGGAATACTTCTGAGGAAGATATCAAAACCATGTACGGTTATTACAAAGACCAAGGTTTCATTTAATTTATGGTAAAACTTATTAGTATTACTCCTGATGCTGAAAAGACAATGGGGTTCATCGCTAGGGTATCTAATCCTAAGAACCAAGAGAACCCAAATGTATCAGGACTGTTGAGTTATTGTATCAAACATCAGCATTGGTCTGTGTTTGAGCAAGCACATATGACTTTAGAAATCGAGACAACTAGAGGTCTCGGTGCACAGATCTTGAGACATAGATCTTTTACATTCCAAGAATTTAGTCAGAGATATGCTGACACTAACATGTTAGGAAGCATACCTATACCAGATTTAAGGAGACAAGACAAAACCAATCGCCAAAATTCTATCAATGATATCCCCAAGAATCAAAAGGAGAATCTCCAAAAGAACATTGCTCGTTACTTCGCTGAAGGAATTGATCTTTATAATGAACTCATCCGTGAGGGCATTGCGAAGGAATGTGCGAGGTTTGTTCTCCCTTTAGCAACACCAACCAAGATTTATATGACAGGTAGTATACGTTCTTGGATTCACTACATAGAATTACGTTCTGCTCATGGTACTCAGAAAGAGCACATGGATATAGTAGAAGATTGTAGAACTGTATTTAAAGAACAGTTACCTGTAGTATCGGAGGCATTATCATGGTAGAGGACTTTGCAAAGCAAATTAAAGTAGGTACTAAAAAGTCACACTCTGCAGCAGAGAACACTAAGTTCGTTGCATCATTCCTGAGAGGGGTTGTAAACAAGGAGAGTTATAGAACCTTAGTTGCTAACCTATACTTCGTTTACACTGCCTTAGAGGACGTTGCAGAGCACTTAAAAGAGAACGATGAAGTGAGTCCATTATTGTTTAATGAACTAAAACGTCATAAGTCATTAGCAAAAGATTTAGATTACTTTTATGGAGAAGGGTGGCATGAAAACATATATCCTAGTCCTGCTACCAAAAGATATATTGATAGGATAAGAGAGATTGGTCGTCAAGAACCATACCTATTCATAGGACACCATTACACTAGGTACATGGGTGATCTATCAGGTGGGCAGATACTTAAAGGTATTGCAAAGAGATCATTGAAATTAGATGATGAAGCATTTAATTTCTATGAGTTCAAAGATATACTTAATCCAGTTGACTTTAAAAATAACTATAGGGGTACATTAAATTGTTTGCCCTTGACACAAACGCAAGTTGATGCCATAATAACTGAAGCAAATTATGCTTTCAGATTAAACATGTATATGTTTGATGAGTTAGCAGGTGATGCTGCTAAATCAACACTACAAATTATCCTAGGATTCCTAGGAGATTTCTTATCAGAGATGATTGTATCTAAGAGGTTTAGGTAATGCCACTTTATGAATTTAGAAATAAAGAGACAGGAGAAATCACCGAAGAACGGATGTCTTTTACTGTCTTAGATAAATATAAGGAGGATAACCCTCACTTAGAGCAATATCATTCCACTTATCCTGGTTTGGTTGCTGATGCTCATGTAAGAGACAAGAGACCAGATGGTTTCAAAGATGTTCTTAAGAGTATTAAGAAAGCAAATCCTGGTTCAACTATCGACACTTCCTTTACAAGCAACATCTAAATGCCACGTAGAAAGAAAACTTCTGATTTCGATTTCGTAAACAGTTCCCCTAAGAAGATGAGACGTAAGAAACCCATTAACTCAGAACAATTAACTGACATCAAACCTCTGACCGACAATCAGAAGTTAGTTTTTGATGCTTACGAAGAGAATAAGAACCTATTCTTATATGGTTGTGCAGGTACAGGTAAAACATTCATTGCAATGTACCTAGCATTAAAAGAGATTCTATCTAACAAGACACCGTACGAGAAACTTTATGTTGTACGTTCACTTGTACCTACTAGGGAGATTGGTTTCCTACCAGGAGATCATGAAGATAAAGCACATCTTTACCAAATACCTTACCAGAATATGGTAAAGTATATGTTCAAGATGCCTGATGATCCTGCATTTGAAATGCTTTACGATAATCTAAAAGCACAAGAAACAATCTCTTTCTGGAGTACTTCTTTCTTACGTGGTACTACTCTTGACAATGCTATAGTAATTGTTGATGAGTGTCAAAATTTAAACTTTCATGAGTTAGATTCAATCATGACTCGTGTAGGTAATGATTCTAAAATCATCTTTGCAGGTGACGTAGCACAGACAGACCTAGTTAAGACCAATGAAAAGAATGGTATCTTAGATTTCATGAAGATACTTGAGATCATGGATGAGTTCGCTAACATTGAGTTCGATGTCAACGATATTGTTAGAAGTGGTTTAATTAGAAACTACATAGTAACTAAGTTACAGATAGGTCTTTAATGTTTAATCATCTTATTATGGAGATGTCTCTTGAGGACATCAGTGCTAAAACTATTAAGGGTAAGAGAGTATATGAGATAGGGGATAATAAATATCCTTCAATCTCTACTATCTGTTCCTTTAGAAGTAGAAAATCAATTGCTGAGTGGAGAGCAAGAGTTGGTGCTGAAGAAGCAAACAAAATTTCTAGACGTGCTACTTCAGTAGGTACTACAGTTCATAGTATAGTTGAGGATTACCTTAACAATGAACTAGATTTAGATAAGTATGTTGATAAGCATCTTGCTAAGATACTTTTTGCTCAAGCAAAACCATTGCTTAATCGTATTGATAACATCCATTATCAAGAAGCAGCACTCTATAGTCATGAGTTTCAAATTGCAGGTAGAGTTGACTGTATAGCAGAGTTCGATGGTAAATTATCAATCATCGACTTCAAGACATCCTCTAAAGAAAAGAAAGAGGAATGGGTTGAAGGATACTTTGTTCAAGAGACAGGGTATGCTAAAATGTATGAGGAAAGATCTGGTATTAAAGTCGAACAGATCGTTACTCTTATTACATGTCAAACTGGGGATACTCAGGTGTTTGTAAAGAACCCTGATGATTATGTACCTCTATTAAAAGATTATATTAGTGAGTATAACGATGCCCAGTAAATCTAAAAACATTAATGAATTAATTGACGACACTTTTATGGACAAGAACAAATTCTCTTTAACGATTGAGAACATCGTTAAAGATAGTAACAGAACCCTGAGTTACATTGATGCTATTGTTGACTTCTGTGAGTCGAAAGACATAGAAGTTGATTCAGTTACTAAGTTGATAGCACCAACTCTAAAGGAAAAGATTAAAGCAGAAGCAATAAAGTTAAACTTTATAAAGAAAACAACTAAAGCAGTGTTACCTATATGAATGCATTTGATTGTTATTCAATCTACCTAGCAATTAAAGCACACTTCTCTAGAAAAGGATACGATTACTTTAAATATAATGGTCGTACAAAAGCATCTGTAGCAAATTTTAATGAAAGAAAAGACAGATACTTCTTTGAGAAACTTGCTAACAAATATAATAAACAAGAATTAGAATCATACTTTGTATCTAACTTCTTATCTAATTCTAACCTATGGGTAGGAGAAATGAATGATAAGAACTTCCTTGATTGGAAGAAAAAGATACAGAGTATTTCTTATTTGTATGAGAATGATTTAAAAACTATTGTTGATAGGTGTGGTAGTTTAAATAATGCAATGAAGTGTAAGAATTTCTCACACTCTACAGTAATTAAACTATACCTTGGTGATCATATCATGCCAGAAACTATGGTATTGTTAAATAGGGTAACAGGTTTCATAGAAAGATATGATACACTACTCAGTGATTCTATCTGGAAAAATGTATCAAACCTCTTGCAAAAATATGATCCATTTGTTATAGTGGATTACGATAAGATTAAATCTATTACAATAGGAAATTTATGAGCAAGTTATTCGACTCGGAAATAGTCCAAAAAGAAATAGAAGAAATGATGGCAACCTATATGGATGTGATGATGAAAGTTCCATACTTTACTAGGATGAATGAAGAGCAAAGACAAGACGTAATAGATGATCTAGAGACATTAGTGAACAAACAAGAGACCCTATATAGTAGGGCATACCTTATGAATGATGAAGACAGTGAACTTGTTAAAGAGAACTTTAGAAATGCTGCCAAGGAGTTAGGTGTACCAGAGCATCTGGTGGGTCTACCTGTTTTTAAAGAAGCGAGAAAGGCATTGCAATCTATGAGAGATAACCTTGACAAACTCTTATAAACACTGTATAATATATACAATCCTAACAATACAAAAATACGGAGAATACATATGTCATTTGCTGCATTAAAAAAGCAAGGTTCACTACTTGATAAACTCAATAGTGAAATTAATAAGACCGAAGTAACTTCTGGTTTTATAGATGATCGTCTTTGGAAACCCCAGATGGGTAAGGACGGTATCGGTAGTGCTATCATCAGGTTTCTACCACCTGCTAAAGGTAACGAATTACCTTGGGCAAAGGTATGGAGTCATGCATTCCAAGGACCAGGTGGATGGTACATTGAGAACTCTTTAACTACAATAGGACAGAATGATCCTGTTGGAGAAGTTAATAGAACTCTATGGAACAGTGGGTTAGATTCGGACAAAGAAATAGCAAGGAAGCAGAAGAGAAAACTCTCTTACTATAGTAACATATATGTTATTAAGGATCCTGCTTCACCAGAAAATGAAGGTAAGCAATTCCTTTACAAGTATGGTAAGAAGATTCACGATAAAATAATTGCTGTAATGCAACCAGAATTTGATGGTGAAGAAGCAATCAATCCATTTGATTTCTGGCAAGGTGCTGACTTCAACCTAAGAATTAAAAAGGTTGCAGGTTTTTGGAACTATGATAGTTCTGTCTTTGGTCGTCCATCTACTCTTAGTAGTTTTGATGACGCTAAGTTAGAAGAGATCTATAATGGTCTACATGATCTCAATGAGTTCACTTCTGCTTCTAACTTCAAGACATATGCTGAACTTAAGAAGAGATTAGATACTGTTCTTAAGGGTGGTAGTACTAGTCGTGTAGATGAAGAAGAACTAGAGAATGAGATTGCTGCAAAGTTTGAATCTCAACCAAGTCCTTCAGTTGCATCACCTTCTATAGCAACACCATCATCTGTTAATACTGATGAAGATGCATTTAGTTACTTTGATCAGTTGGCAAACGAACAGTTCTAAATAATACTGAGACCTTTCGTGCGTCTCTACACTCGGAACTTACAAGACCCCTTCGGGGGTCTTTTTTAATGTTAAGTTTTATAACATTATAGATATGTTAGGAGGTAAAGACAAATGTTACGTATCAATGTATCTTTTAATAAACCAGAAGTTCCAGAATTCGACGAAGAAATCCATAATCCAGAGAGGGTCTTTGCTCTCCTGTGTTATCGAGGTGTTCATTATGCTAAGTGGGTACTATTAAATCCATTTGGTCTAGTAGAATGGAATCTAAATAATCCCCGAAAACGAAATTGACCTTTTTGTTTCAAAAAGTGCCGATTAAAAATCTCGGCAATTTTTCGTCAAAAGGGTCGATAGGTATTTATACCTATTATGCTATTCTTCTTTTTTCGTTAATAAATTTGGTACTTGGTTTAAACCTCATTTTCTCTTTAAACATCTGATTGAACTGTGGTATCAATTCTGGTTTTATTAGGTTTATTTCTCTTTTCTTTTCGTTTACGTCAATTTCGTAAGTATAGTTAGTAACACCAGTTCTTGATTGTGCCTTAGTTAAGGTTAATCCCTCAGGAGTAACATATTGGTATGATTCATCAACTTTCATACCACCTGATACTACTATATTACCTTTATATGTCTGTTCTATTGCTTCGTAATGATGAATATCCTCTATATTTTGGTATTTGTAATTAACATACTCATCAAGGGAATGTTTCGATTTTGGCCAATCATTATATAAACTGATCATATTGTTTATTAGCAAAATAGTCCAATCGTAGTTAGGATCGTCATACATTTCATAGGAGATGGTATCTGGTCTATCTCCATCTGCTATAAAATAATCATCAAATACGGTTACACTACCTATTTCGTCATTTACTACTTTAATTCTAGAGAATATATTCTTAATTTCCAACCATTGCCCATCAAAGGGGTTTTGGGTATATTTAAGATATAGTAAGTTTGGTATGTTACTGAAATATGCCATTAGGTTGTAGCTTCCTCTCTTTGTTTTTCTACCCAACCCCAATCTTCTGAGGTAGCAGTATCCTCAACTTCATGAATATCTTGCCTTGTTAGGTTTGTTAGTTCATTAAAGGATAGATTTAAAGAAACTGCTTGTACAAAATTACCACGTGTTAAAGAAAATACATCATGAGGTGTATAATCAACAGTTACATCAGTTAAAGCACAATATTTGGTACTTGGTAAGAATTGCTCCATGAATCTAGAAGGTGACCAATACTTTTGACCTTTAGTTTTACCTGATTGGATTATTCTAAAGATATATGGATATGTTAGGAATAAACTAGTATTTGTTCCAGATCTTTTACTACCAGGATGCATTGCCATTTTAAAGAATTTGATTATTTTCTTAATATCTTGTTCTTCGTCTTCATTTCTTGCTGCCAGCATATAACTGAATGAAAATGACCTTGGTTTCATTTTAGTAAATGTTTGTAAGGTATTATCATTAAATGTCATTCCAAATGCACCTGCCATTAATGTATCACCACTTATACCATCTGCTTTAGGTGCTTCATTTAATTTATTTGCTATTATCTTATCAAACATATTAGCAGTGACTGATGCACTTGCTGAACCAAGAGCATTACCTGCACCACCTACTCCAGCACCAACAGCACCAAATTGAGTTGCATTCCATTCAGCACCATATTTGTATTCTAGTTTTGGGGGAATATAAAGTTTTACCACACCTTCCATAGTATTAGAAGGTGTATCGGTATCTCTACTCCATTCTCCCGTAGTATCTCCCGTGGCAGTTGTACCAGTATCAACGTTTAAACTTTCTAATTCTAATAATTTATCCCCATTCTTAGTATCAGCTATAGCACCAGAAAGCATATCTCTCATAGATTTTGTATTGAGAGCTTGTGCTTTATTATAATCATATGCATAGAAACTCATGTAGTAACCTGTGTTAACTACTGATCTCGGATACATTAGATTTGGAACTTCTTTAGACATTATTTTTGAACTGATTTGGCACTAATAAATTTATTACGCTTATCATAAAATTGTTCTAATGGCAATGCTGCCATTTCTAACACATCTTCTTCTGGAATTTTAAAGAATAAATTATCTGCTTTCTCCATTATATATCTATGCCATATATAACGAGGTATATTACCACCACTATTTATTAAGGATTCTGCTAAATTTACTCTATTTGCTGGTGGCATATAATGTAGATTAGCACCATAGAACCCATTAGGGGTAGGATCACCTACAAGTACCATTGGATATCTATCCCAATGATCTAATCTTTTAAGGAATTTTGGTTTATATTCAAAAAGGTAAAATTGAGCAGGTGTTACGCTATCTACTGCATGATCAAAGAGGTAGTTAAACGCTTCCGTTCTTTGTTTTGCTCTATTTGTTATTTTCTTCTCTTTTATTATAGTAAGAATACTCATACCCTTAGTTCTTTTTCTGTTAGTATCTTAAATACCATGTTTCGCTGATTGCAATACTTTTTAGCAGCCAGCCATTTTGCTTCATTAATGGCATATCTAGTAACTTCTGTTAAATACTTTTTAGTTACTCTTTTCTTCTTCTCTGGTGGAGATGTCTGTTTTAGTGGTTTTACCTCAATAACGTATTTTGCTGTAGTACCATGTGTGGTACGACATTTTACATAGAAGTCAGGAAAGTACCTATGAACTCTTTTATCAACTGGAGAACGATATGGTATAAAGAACTCTTCAGACCCCCATTCTAATATATTTGTGTTTAAATCACACCACTGCATGAACTTTCGTTCCCATAATGACCTATAAATTACATTAGTTGGATCACCTTTATACTTTCTAGGATTAGAGGGTCTGTATTTTCCAGAGTATGCCATACTAAATATAAATAAACCATCTCAAAGCTATTTAGATGAAAATAGAAGATATTAGAAAGAATATAGTAGGTGAATTTGGTATTGCCAATTCAAATAGGTATCAGATAGCTTTTTTACCTAAAACAGGTTCACGTTCTCTTGGTGAAGCATTAGGTTATTCACCTACTGAACAACCAATTACTATGGAAAGGAAATTTGCAGGTGATTTAGATACACAACAAACGCAAAAGATTAGTTTCCTTGCCGATGAAGTACAAGTTCCTGGATATAGTATTGCTACTGGTGATTTAAGAGGTGCAGTTCCTGGTATTAATATGAAGTATGCTCATACTAAGTCATTTCCAGAGTGTCAGATAACATTTATGATGGATTATGACCATACTCCATATAAAATAATTCAAAAATGGGGTGAATTTATATTTCAGCATGATGAAAGTGATATAGCAGCTTCTAGAGGACGTGCATCACCCGATAGTTTTATAAGAACTAATTATTATGATGATTATACTGCAGATCTTATTATTGATAAGATTGAAACAGGAGATAAGGTAGTATCTAGATATAGATTAATTAATGCCTTTCCTTATACTGTATCTAGTATGACTTATAGTAATGGTCCTAACCAACCAGTTAAATTTATGGCAAACTTTTATTTTGAAGTTTTGAGAGAAGAAAAAGATATCGCTGAAGTCGATATATAGAATATAACTATATCATAAATTATGGCATTACCGTCGTTAAATACCCCGACCTATGAGTTGACTGTACCATCAACTAAAAAGAAAATAAAGTATAGACCATTTTTGGTCAAAGAAGAAAAGATTCTCTTGTTGGCATTGGAGTCAGAAGATGACAAACAAATTTCATTGGCAATGCAGGATCTTATGGAAGCATGTATTTTAACAAAGGGGATTAAAGTACAGGATCTTGCATCTTTCGATGTTGAATATATCTTTTTAAATATTAGGGCTAAATCTATAGGTGAAACAATTGATGTTAAATTGATTTGCCCTGATGATAATACAACTGAGGTTACAACTAGAATACCTATTGATAAAATCAAAGTGAAGTATGATAAAGAACATACTAATCAAATACAAATTAATGATGATCTTTGGGTTGAAATGAAGTATCCAAATATTGATTCTCTTGCTATACAAGAAGAAACTATAGATGATACATTTAAACTTATATCAAAATCAATTGCTAAGATTTATAATGAAGAAGATGTTTGGGATTCTTCTACAACTTCAGACAATGAGTTTGAAGAATTTATTGAATCAATGAATAGTAAGCAGTTTGCTAAAATTCAGACATTCTTTGAAACTATGCCATCACTTAAGCATACCGTTAAGATAAGAAATCCCAATACTAAGGTCGAAAGTTCTTATACAATTGAGGGGTTGTCCAATTTTTTCATGTAGCCCTCTTCCATACCTCACTTGAAATCCATATAAGGATTAATTTTGGTTTGATGCAACATCATAAGTATAGCTTTGCAGATATTAATAATATGCTTCCTTGGGAAAGAGACATATACGTTGACTTATTAAGGCAACACTTGGAAGAGGAAAAGAAAAAGATACAAGAAGCAAAACAACGTAGAATGTAGATGACTGCACTCTTAAAGTCAAATAAAGATTCTTTAGCTATGCGAGGTTATACTAATCTCGTGAAGTCAATTCATGATGTCAAAACTGCAGTTTTCGGAAAACATCCAGATAAACCTCCAGAGGAAGAAGAGAAGAGTGATACAAAAGCTGAAGGTAGTTTAAAGAAAGAAACTGCTGAATTAGCAAAAGTTGCTAGATTACTACTTTCTATCACTAAAGCACAATTAGATTATGAACGTAAAAGGTTTGGTTCATTAAAGCTTGGTAAAGATAAAGTTGTGCATTCTGCTGCCTTTTCAAGGCGTATGAAGAAAAAGAAAGAACTTGAAACGGATTATGCATTAAATCTAGATAAGGGTTTTCGTAGATTGATCAGAAACATGCTTAGAAATGCATGGAAAGCAGTTTGGAAAAGATTAAAGAACGGAATAAAGAGATTAATAGGTAAGAAGGGAATAAAGTTAGTTAGAAAGGTAGCTCGTTTTCTAAGGAAATGGAAATTAATAGCTAAACGTGCTTGGAGAACTTTATTAAGACCTTTTAGACAATTAAGAAGATTTATAACAAGTTTACCTAAGAAAGCAGCAAAGTTTGTTTGGAATAGAGCAGCTAAACCTTTATTAAGTGGTGCAAAGAATTTAGCAAAGAATGTATGGGGTAAAGTTACTGGTAAAGGACTTGCTAAGATAGGTACTAAGCAAATTGCCAAGAAAACTGCTGAGAAAACAGCTACTAAAGGTATGCTGCAGATGTTTAAGAACTTTTATAAAGGTGCTGTAGCACCAGGTTTGAAACGAATAGCAATCGTTGGTGCTCTAATTGATTTTGCTATAAATTACTTTATATTTAAGGAACCTCTTCCACAAGCAGGAGTTAAAGCAGTAGGATCTGGTCTTGGTGCTTTCGTAGGTATGAAACTTGGTTTATTGGCAGGTCCTGCTATCGGAGCAGCATTAGGTAGTTTTATACCTATTCCTGGTGTTGGAACATGGCTTGGTGGTCTTAGTGGTGCTAAAGTAGGTCTATTTGTTGGTGGTTTAGTTGGTAGTTTTATTGGTGAATTTATTGGTGGATGGTTGTATAACATGTTCACTGGGGGTGCTAAAGAAGGTGCTAAGGTTAAGAAACCTCAATTAATCATGGTGGGTGAGGGTAAAGAGGATGAGTATATCGTTCCTAAGAGTAGATTGGCATGGTTTGTTGCACCATTACTTGGTGATATGGTTAGTGAAGCATTACCAAAAGAAACAGAACAAGAAAGTGCTGAATTAGAAAGAGAAACAAAAGATTTAAAAGGTGATCAACCTGCAGATATAGAAAAGATGCTTCCTAAAGAAGAAAAGAAACAAGGATTATGGAATAATTTGAAATCAGGAGTTACATCATATCTCAAGCGTACACCTATAGGTATGGGTATGAAGTTGTTTAGTCATATTAAGAATAAGTTTAGTAAATCTAATACTATTAACAAAGGTGCTGTGCATACTACTATGCAGAATTTGGACAATTTCATTTCTAAATATAATTCACCTAAAGGTGATAGTCCAGATCAAATAACACCTGATACTGCACAACCTACATCACCTAAACTAAATAACATAGAACCAGAACCAGAACCAGATTTATCTGAAGTTGTACCTCCATTAATAGAGGTTATAGGTTCTATACCAAGTGCATCTACTCAAAAACCACAATTATTACCTTTCCCAATTCCAGTTAATGTTGGTGGTAGTGAAAAAGAAGCATATGCTGTATGGGGCAAGAAGATAGTAGGTAACTAACTATGGCAGATAAGGTATGGATGTCACAAAGAAGATCTGTATTAGATCAAGCCGAATACTTTAGAAGTATAGGTAAGACAGATCTACAGGCAAAGTTAGAAACCCATGTCAAGGCAATGGACTATGGTGTTGACGGATTTGGTAAGCCATATAAGAAATTAAATAAATCTCAGTTAGCTAACTTAATGGCAGCTGAGCCAGTTCCAAATAAATTACCTAAAGCATCTAAAAGTGATAAAACAGATGCTATTGATGTTGCTGCAATACCATCAGGTAAACCAAGAAAATCAATGGATGGTTTACTTAAAGAAGCACAACAGAAAGGTGGTGCTCTTGTAACTCAGAAACCATCAACTCCTGTTGTTAAAGGTGGAGCAATTGTTCCATCACCAGGAGGAGCATTAACAAAAGATGGTGGTGGAATTCCTCCTGGTAAATCAAAGAAAGATATATTAAAACAACAACTACGTATTGGTGCTAAACGTGGACTTCGTGGTGCTAAACGTATAGGTAAAGCTATAGGTGAATGGGATGGTACATTCACTGATAGATTGACTATGGCATCAAAACCAAAGGGTATGGAACCTGGTGATGTTGCTATTGAAAGAAAAAAAGGGCAGAAAGCATTACCAGCAAGTGTATCTCCTATGCAAGATACTAGTTGGGATAAGGATCCAGATGAAGATTGGGAAGGTGATCCAATGGATCATCGTGATATTCCATGGGCTAAAAGAGGTATAGATGATTTAAGAGATCAAATAGATAAAGATCCAAATATACCATTCCCTAAAGATAAGACACCATGGTATGATGATATTACGGGTCTTATGAAGAAACGTGATGAGTCAATAGAACAGGATGAACAAGAAAAGAAAGCAAAAGCAGATGTAATAGAACCTGAGGTATTAGATGAAGGTAGTACTGAAGGTGATAAAGCTCTTCCTATTGCTGATGGTAAAAAGAGAAGGAAAACTAGAGGTAAAACTGGAGTAGGATTTGGTAGTAAAGCAAAACCTAAGAAAGGTAGTGGATCTCCTTTAACAGGAGGAATGAAATCAGTATTAGAAAATATAATTAAAACTAGAAAAGCAATATTTGATCTTTATAAGATTTCAAAAGATAGGTTTAAGTTAAGAAAGAAAGTTGATAAACAAATGGACACCTCAATCGGTGCCAAGACAAGAGAAAGGAATATTGAAGGACCACCTGATAGTGATCAGAAAGCACTTCCAGGTTCTAAAGGTACAGATGACAACTTAAAAGAAGATAAAGATAATAATGAAAGTTGGCTTGAAAAGATGCTGATGGATACTATGGGAACTTGGTTAGCTATGTTCCTTACTCCATTGTTTATTGATTCAATGCATAATATGCTTAATGATCAAGCAGATGAAATTGAAGATCAAGAAAAAGAATTAGATAAACAAGATCCAACTAAGGGTGAAGAGAAAGAATTAGCTGATGCAGAGAAACAAGCTGCTGATATTCAAGCAGAAGTAGATACTGCTGGAGAACCTAAACTAGCACCAGATAAACCAGAAGATGAAAAAACTGTAGGTGAAGGTGGTAAAATTGACACTAATAAATTCTTAAGTACTCCTACTCCACGAGAGACATCTAACTTTGGTGGAATGGAACCTAATGATGGTGGTCAGCAAGAAGTTCCTCAATTTAAAGAAGGTGGTGTAATCAAACCTTCACCTTCTGTTAATAGTAAGAGTGGTGGTGGCAACTTAGGTAAACAACCAAAAATACCATCGAAATCAGTTAGTAAACCTGGTCCAACTTCAAAAAGTACAAATACTAAAACTGGATTATCTCAACTTGGTAAAACAGATATTGGTGGTATTGGAAAGAAAGTACTTGAGAAAGTTGTTAGTCCAGCAAAGTCAATCTTTAAATTACCTAACTTAGTAGCAAAGAAAGCTTTAAAGATTGGTAAGAGAATATCTAAACCATTAGGTAAGTTGATGAAGAGTGATACCATGAAGAAATTAGCCATGAGTCCTCTGAATCCTTTTGCTGGAGCGATTAAAGGTATTCGTGGAATGATGGGTAAGGATGGTAAGGATGGTGAAGATCTTTCAAGAGGTGAACAACTAAAACAAGATTTCCAGACCAAAAAGCAAGAATTAAAAGATAGAGTTGCTAGTGGTGGGGGAGATAAAGTAGTTAATGTTGGTGGGACAACAATGAATCTCCAACAAGTTAAGGAGGACTATCCTAATATACATGCAGCTATAACACAATCTGGTCAAATATCTGAAGGAAGTACTAGTACAACTATGACTACTGGTACTACTACATTTGGTGCTGTAAAAGATACTATAAGTAAGGGAAGAGAAAAGTTAAAAGGTATTAGAAGTGCTTTAGGTAGTGGTCTTAAACGTGGATTACTTGGTATTGCTGATCACTATACAGGTAATAGATTTGACTTTGATGGTATGAATGTAAAACCAGATGAAGTTAAAGATGCTTCTATAGAAAAAGGTCAGTCAGTAACAGATAAAATGATGCAAGCAATGGAAAGTATAAACACAAAGAGTGTATCTACTGCACAAAAGAATCAACAATCAACAGATAATAACAAAATGTCTCTAAATAGCCAAAAGAGTTCTACAATGTCTCCAGCTGCTAGAAATTCATCTCTACAACCACGATTATGAACCTTAGTGATCCATTACAGACGAATAGTTTTGAGATAGAATCTGCTTTTATTCATCCACATGAAGGTAAGAAAGAGAAGGTAGCTATTGATGTATCAGCAATTAAACAGTTTGAATATTCTGAAGGATTAATGCAGAAGTATTTAACTGTTACACTTAAGATTGAGGATACTACTTCTAGTTTATTTGAAGCAATCTATGGTATGGAAGAGATTGAAATTGTTGTATTTGATGAGTTTAGTGATAAGAGATTAGAGTTTACAAGAGAATCTGCAAATGGATCTTTATTCATATATCAAGTTCATAGTAAAGAAGTAAATGATACTAAAAAGGACTTCGTTATTGAACTTTGTAGAGAAGATGCTTTGAATAATGCTGTTACAAGAATTGGTAAGAAATATACATCTATTAGTGCTAAAGAATTAGTTAAGGATGTTATAGAAAAGGAATTAAAATCTAAGAAACCAATAGATTTAGATGGTATAGATGATAGTTATAATAAGGTTACATTTATACCACCTAATTCAAAACCATATGAAGTTTTAGTATGGACTAGAAATAAGTTTATATCTATGGATCAGAAAACTTCAAAGTCAGGTGGTGCTAATGTTAGTGCTGGTTATTTCTTTTGGGAAGGATATGATTCATATCAATTTAGATCATTTGATTCTATTGCTGGACAAAGTGGACAAGCTGCTGCATATAGTGTTGGTCAAGGTACTGGTGGTGGTGCAGATGAAGCATTTAGATTACAAGCTATAAATTTCCCTAAAACATTAAATATAATGGAGAATTTTGATCAAGGATTCTATTCTGGAGAGATAGATTTCTTTGATGTTGTAGATTGTGAAGTAGACACATATAGATATAATATAAAGGATAATTATGCAAAATGGCAGAAAGTTGCTGCCCAGGAGGACTTACCTGAACTATATAAGTCAGCATTGTCAGATGTATCAACACGTACTATGACAATTGCATATACTAAAGATTTGTTCTTAGGATCTGATCAAGACAACACTAGCGACAAGTTAATGTTCCTTGAAACAGTTGGACAAGCAGTTAGTAGATTCGGTGTTTTTACTGGTCAAATACTAACTGGGACATGTATGTCAAACCTTGAGTTACGAGCTGGTGACATTATTTCGATAGAGATATATGGTGCAGACGGTGAGGTTGACAAAAACCAATCAGGGCGTTATATTATCTTTGAGTTACGCCATATTGGATATGACGAAACCATGAGAACACATCTTTCACTTGTACGAGATTCTTTCGGAGTTTAAACTTATGAAAACAATAGAAGATCACATTCAGCATGATAAAGAGATCTTAGAAGATCCACAAACTAATCCTGCTGCAAGAAGACACTATAAAGAAGAACTACATGAACTAGAAGTTTATGCAGATCATCACAAAGATGAAATCAAAGCAGGCGATCATCATGATCCCAATGCTTTAGAATTATTCTGTGATATGCACCCTGACGAACCAGAATGTTTGGTCTACGATGATTAATGGCAGTTGCAGATACCTTAGAATCTAATTATTGGTTTGGTGCCCAAGGAAATCGTCTTTGGGTAGGTCAAGTCGAGGGTGATGGTGCTATTGATATAGATCATGAAGATTTAATTGATAAGCAAGAGAGTAACAGAATAAAAGTAAGAATCATGGGTTATCATGCTCGTGATAGACAGACCTTACCACCTAAAGATTTACCTTGGGCAACTGTTATGATGCCTTCTAGTGCCCCACAATGGCATAAGAGTCAAGGTTCTATTCATGGATTAGGTATCGGTGCATGGGTTATAGGAACATTTTTAGACGGAGAGAGTGCTCAACAACCTTTGGTTTTTGGGTCTCTTGGTGTAGTTGAAAAAGGTAATCAATATACAGATGTAGCAGGTAATCTTGGTTTAAGTAATAACTATGAACCAACACGTGCAGATACTGCTGCTAACAATAAACCTGCAGAAGGTGAAGGAACAGTAGGACCTTCTGGTAGAGGACAGAGAACAGGTAAAAATAGTACTAATGATTCTCAACAATTAGATATAGAGAAGATCACATTTTCAGTATCAAATGGAAAATGTGGTCATAGACCAGAATCTGAGTTTCAAAGAATACTTAGTGAATTATTTACAAAGAAACGTAGAAATGATATTGTTGGTGATTTACTTATTGATAAAGTAACTGGAAAGATATCCAATAAAGATGAACTAACAAGATCATATGTAGCAAGATTACAACAAGTTTCTAATGGTATACTAGGTGATACTAAACAAGTAATACTATATGAATTAAAGAAGTTCTTCCAAGAGAATGTTCTTACACCATTAACTAAAGCATTAAATTTAACTCCTGATAAAGATCCAGAAGTTGTATTTAATGCTAGTGAAATATTTGAGACATTTATGGAAATTGTTAAATGTCTTTTTGATAATCTTGCCAAGCAATTATTAGGAACTCTTACTAATATGGTAAATGATTTATTTGATAATTTACTTAATGCTGGTTTCTGTGTTGCTAGAGATTTAACTGAGTTATTAGTATCAATGATTGGTGATGGTATTCAAGCAGCATTAGATGCAATTTCAAATGCAGCATCAATTATAGAATCTAAAGGAAGTTATGAAAATGGATTCTTAGATAAATTAGGAGATGTATTAAATCAGTTCTGTAATGTAGATATGTCATGTTACACAGGAACTGGAGAGTATACAACTAAAGAAGGAGATAGACCAGATAATTTTGTTGATTCATTATTTAATAGAGTAGAAGCATTTGGTGAAGATGTTGTACCATCATTGTTTGGTGATGCTGCCTTCTTTAAAGATATGGATAGTACTAGAATTATGAATGGTGCTAAAGCTTCTGATAGAACAATTAACTGTTCTAAAGCAAATGATACATTAATACCTGCATTTCCTAGTACTTTCTTTACTGGTTGGCAAGGTATTCCTGGATCTAATATTGATCCACCAAAAGGGATACCTGCAATTAATCATTTTGGACAAGTAGTTGGTATTAACGTTACTAATGGTGGTAATAATCTAAAAACAGTACCAAGTGTTTCTGTAGTATCCTATGCAGGTTATGGTGATGGTGCTACAGCACAACCAATATTAAAAGATGGAAAGGTAACAAATGTAGTTGTTACTAAAAGTGGTGGTGGTTATCCATATTTTGATGGATCTGTATCTAACAATCCTTTAAAACTTGACGATAATGGAGATCCATTGTATGATCAAATGTATGGTATAGATGTAGAGAATCCATACTGGATTGGTATTATTACTTTTGCTCAACCACCTGCAATATTTAATGCAGGATATGGTTTAACTGCTGGCACCAAAGTTTGTGTCAAAAAAGGTAAGAAAGAAACTGCTAATCCTATTTTACCAGAGTTCCATCCTATAATGGACAATGGTAGATTAGTATCATTAAAGATTATTAAAGAAGGATTTGGGTTTACTGCTCAACCTGAGATATATCTTTGTGGTGAAGGTGATGTTGGTGGATTACGATCTGCTGTAATAGTACCAGTAATTAACTATGTTCCTAGAAAAGATGTTGAAAATTACATCACAGATTATGCTAGGTATCAAACAATCATTGATTGTGTCGGTCATCCTGGAGATCAATAATGGCAATAGATCCTAAAACACAAGAAGTATTAAATTTTCTCGCTGAAAATAATGACGGTGGAGAAAAGAGATATCCTTATAATAGAACTACACAATATTCATGTGGTCATAAAATAGAGTTCTATGAAGAGAAAGGTGAGGAACATATACAGATAAGACATGGTACTACTGGGTCTTATATTAAGATGTATCCTACTGGTGATATACAGATTCATTCACCTGCAAGAGATATAAACATTGTTGCTGCTAGAAATATTCATGTTAAAACTGGTGAGAAAGTAGATACAGAACAAAAAGATGCTAGTGATAGATTTGTATTACATGTAGTTGGTAATGCTCATCTTGATGTTGAAGGTGATATGCATACTCATGTACGTGGTAATAGGCATGATAAGGTAGATGGTTTATACACACTTGATGTTGGTGATAAGTATATCATTAACATGGCAGAGGGTGGTGTAAATGCTAGAGGAACATATCAGGTAGATGTAAACAAATACAATTTAGATGGTGCTTATTTGTTTCGTAATTTAAAGAAAGGTGGAGTCATGAAAGATTCCTTTGATGGGACGTATATCATTGAGCAAACAAGTAAAGGGGGAGTTCTTCAACTTAAGAGTGAAGGTGATATGCAAATAGATGTTAAGGGTCATATGAGAACAACTGTTAAGAGTAATTCAATAAATGACATAACTGGTAAAGTTGAATGGAATGTAGGTGGCAAAAGGGTTATTGGTTCTCCAACTGGTCAATCTACTGGTTCAATAGGGGCATCAACACCCTCATTTGATATTAATACCTCATCTGGTAAAATAAATATATCAGCAGCAGGTCAATTTGGGATGGATTGTGGAAGTACCTCCTTGTTTGATTCTGGAGGAAACATGAAACTTGAAGCACCACGTATTGACCTTAACTAACATGAACGATGTAACTGGTCACTTTGAAGTATTAGTAAATGGTAACTTAGAGACCTATAATCGTATAGGTGACATACCTCTAATAATAGATAATATTATAAAGTTTCAACCAGATATACCTGATGGTCCTCATAGTGAGGAACAGCATAATGAGTATGCCAAGTATTCTTGGTATCTTCAACAGATAATGGGTAGAGAGACAAATGGCAGTTAGTATAACATGTTCACCTGCTGGTGAAATACCTGCGAGTCAGTTTGCTGAGAAGACAAGACCTGACTATACATTAAGTCATTCTGTCTCTGCTAGTACAAATACACAAACTAATAATCAGAATTGGTCTGTTACAAGTACTAACTGTACTGCAGTAACATATTCTTATTATGACGGTGATGGGAGTAATGTAGGTGGAGGAACTGACTTAACAAGTACGTTGTCTATTACACCTAGTACTAATAGTGTTAGCATCTCTGGGACTTTTGATGATCCGTTTTCCGATAGTTTTACTTACGTAGAGAAGGGTGGTACTGATTTAGTAGACACTCCTACTACAGTTGTTGGTGTTTCTAATATGCCAGCAGGTAAGGATTTCTATTTTCTCGATCAAGACCAACGATGGTATGTTCTTGTAACATTTACCATACAAGTAGTCGAAACTCAACCCTTAACATTAGGTGGAGCAACTAACACTGTTACTCGATACCCTACGTTAAGAGTAAAGAACTCATGGGAAGGAATACGATCATTTGTAGATACCTATTACGACTCATGAACGGACGATTAGACAAAGTAGCAATGACCAACAGGTTGATGCAACTTAAAAGAGAGTTACATTATAAGTGCGAGATTGGAGAAAAAAATGAAGGGTATTGCGTAGGGGCAAATGACTATCTCAATAGAACTTTTGATGTATTAGATGAATACTGGCAATAATATATAGCTCTAATTGACAGAAAAAAACAAGTATGTCATAATAAACTAAATATGAAAAATACATGACGATGTTAGAAACAATAATCAGAGAGTTCCCCATCACTGATTTTTCAAAAGATACAAAAAGTATGTCAAACAATCGTAGTACATATACGAAAGAAGAAGTTGATACTTTAATAGCAGAAGCATTAGAAGAAGCAAGACGTATTGATGAAGAATCAATGCGTAAGCATAATAGAGATGCAACAATTATTTCTATGATCTTAGGTTTCACAGCACTAGCATTGTTTGTAGATGGATTACTAAGATTATTAGGAATCATCCCACCATTTATGAATATAGATATTGATATTCTTGAAAGAATAGCAGAAAGAGTAGAGACTGATGTTATTGATAAAATTAGACAAGTTCCAATTCAAAAACTCTTAAGACGATGACTATCTGGAAATCAAAAAACACCGATGACACATGTGTAAAAGTGCCAATCGGTGAAATGAAAATTATTCTTCGTCAACTATGGAAGTCTAGAACGACTGAACCAGATGTGGGAAAAATATATGAAAAGTATAAAAACCTGTAGTCCACACACTAGGAGAATGACCTCAAGTTATCACATCTACTTTAGACAAGAAGTCCTCTTTAAAAATTTGACACTAGAAGAGTTTACTTTAATATGGGATAAACTTTATACTTCATATTGGAAAGACGACATAACATACTCAGTTTGTTATGATGAAGTCTGTATTGAAGAAGCATCTTATTAGCGAGTCCACACATTAGCGAGACCAAAAGGTTTGGCTTCTTACTAAATATAAGCAGTATTAGACGGAGACCTCATGGCACATTACCTGATTGGTTATCATGACAATTCCAACCATACAAAAGAAATTTGCGAGTATGCCGACGATGCATACAATGCAATTCGACAAGCACAACTGGATTTACCTGAGTTAATGGGACATCCACACGCAAGCGAATATGTAGTTAAACTAGATTGAATATATCCTTGACAAATAATATATCAACATCTATAATGGTGTTGACTTACCTTATTATCTAAATAACCCTTAGTAGAGAAAGTCCATGTTATCAACAGCATATAGAGAGTTTCCAGTAACAACTGTTTTGAAGGATAAGAAACCATCCAAAGAAAAAACAATCACTGTAACTGAAGCACAAGTACAAGAAATGATAGACGATGCTATCCGTCAGCACAATAGAAATGCTGGCTTGATTAGTATGGTATTAGGTTTTGTTTTTCTAGCATTGTTTGCAGAAGGTTTCTTTAGAATGATTGGATTTATTCCACCATTTTTGGGTATAGATATCAATATCGTTGGCGAGATTGCAGATAAGGTAAAGGAGCAAATACTACCACTTATTACATAATGTCTGGTTATGGTCTTGAGATAGTTTTCTGGGTAACACTAGGACTATTTCTAATATACCAATACGAAGAATCTAAGAAATGACTGTCGTCCATTCCGTGAATGTAATGATACTCATATTAGTTATTTCGGTGTCTATTGTCATCGGCTATATAATGAAGTATGCATACTCGGAGATGAACGATGGGAGCAATGACACCCCCAAGTCGTAAAAGTTGTTATAACTTTCGCGTCACAGAAATTGTTAAAGTAGTTGATGGTGATACCATCGATGTTGTTATTGACTTAGGATTTGATATCTACAAACACGAGCGTGTTAGAATTGCGGGTATCGATACACCTGAGAAAAGGACAAGAGACTTAGAAGAAAAAGCATTGGGTATAGATGCTACTAACTGGATGAAAGCAACTTTGGAGGACACAATCAGTGGAGAGCATGAACTTACTATACGAACTGAACTCCAAGGCGGGATGGGTAAGTATGGGCGTCTGCTTGGTTGGTTATATGTTGGTGATGATAATGTATCGCTCAACGAACAAATGATTGCCGAAGGGTATGCGTGGGAGTATGATGGGGGCACAAAGAATAAAAATTTTGAAGAGCTACGTGAAATTCGTAGGTCTCAAGGTACACTATTAGAAGGTTAATTTATGGTCAACTTGCGTGACAACATTCTGAATAATCAAATCGTATACTACAATGGTTTGATTGCAAAGCATTCACAAAACGTAGAAATTTATCTCAACCAACCTGTAGGTATAGGTGAGCACTCAGATGTTATGGCAGCGATAGATGGCGAGATTGCTGCTATTGCTCAAGCACATGAGAAAATTGAAATCATTAATCATTATTTTTTAGGCAGATGATATTCGCATCACACCCTTCGGTATATCATTTACCAGGTACGTGGGAAAAGCAACCACTTATACAGCATGGTAACTGGGACCCAATCGTAACCTCTCCCCTAGTATTATTGATATTTGCTATATTATTCATTGGAGTTGGTTATGCCCTTTCCAAGCGTACGTGATGACCTTGCTAATCTAATTAGATATAGTATCGCAGACTTCCCAGAGTTAGAGCAAATAATTACTCTGCATGACTTAATAAGACACGAGAAGGTTACTATTAAGAATGAAATGTGGAAGTCTAAAGGACTAAGAAGGATTCATTTAGAGACAGCAGAAACAGATAAAATACAAATCGTCCATTGTGTCTTTTGGCCAGACCCTGCATACTATCTGCCTATATTTGGTGCAGATATAATACAAACTCCTGCAGGGGTTACTGCTGCCATAGTAGATATATCACCTGTGGAAGGTGTGGATTGGAGTGACAAGTTATCACCCATTAGTAAACAGATACAATTTAAAGATAATCGTCAACTACCCGAATGGGGTGAGATATTCTCACCTTACTGTAAGTTTGCAAGACTAAAAACAGAAGAGGAGCAAAACAAATTCTATCAGGTAGTTCTCGAGTATCTCAGGATATACTGCACTGAAGTGCAAACAGCACAATGGTCTGATGATTGGGTTAGTATCATGAAAAGATTAGATGACCAGTGTTGGTATACTACTTCGCAAAGAAAAAATAAGAAGACAAAAGCAGTGCTTAGTCAATGGTTTAGTGAAGAGTGGGCAGATAAATATATAAACAACATACTATTTGATAAACCCTAGATGGCATCAAACGAAATATATCTAGGTAATCCGAATCTAAAACGTGCAAACATTGCGCAAAATTTTACTGACAAACAAGTAGAAGAATTCGTAAAGTGTAGTCAAGACCCTGTATATTTCATTGTCAACTACATTAAGATTATCTCTCTAGACAAAGGTCTAGTTAACTTTGACTTGTATGACTTCCAAGCAGACATGGTTGAGAAGTTTCATGAGAATAGATTCAACATTGCTAAACTACCAAGACAGTCAGGTAAGTCTACAGTTGTTACTGCTTATCTGTTATGGTATACGCTGTTTAATGATAATGTAAACGTTGCAATCCTTGCTAACAAAGCAGCGACTGCAAGAGAAATGCTACAAAGATTACAACTGTCATATGAAAACCTCCCAAACTGGATGCAACAAGGAGTCGTCAACTGGAACAGAGGCTCTCTGGAACTTGAGAACGGCAGTAAAATCATGGCTGCTTCTACTTCCGCTTCTGCTGTCAGGGGTATGTCATTTAATGTTATATTTTTGGATGAATTCGCGTTCATTCCGAATCATATCGCTGATCAGTTTTTTAGTTCTGTTTATCCAACTATCTCCTCAGGTAAGTCTACGAAAGTTATTATCATATCTACTCCTCACGGAATGAATATGTTCTACAAACTCTGGCATGATGCCGAGCGTGGAACGAATGAATATGTGCCTACAGAAGTTCACTGGTCAGAAGTGCCAGGTAGAGATGACGTATGGAAGGAGCAAACTATCAAGAACACATCAGAATCTCAGTTTCGTGTTGAGTTTGAGTGTGAGTTCTTAGGATCTGTTGATACATTGATTGCTCCTAGCAAGTTGAGAATCATGCCATATCATGATCCGATTACATCTAATCGTGGACTTGCAGTATATGAACAAGTAATTCCAGAACATAATTATATTATTACTGTTGACGTATCAAGAGGTGTTGGTAATGATTACTCAGCATTTTGTGTAATAGATACCACAACTATTCCTTATAAGATGGTTGCTAGATATAAGAACAATGAAATAAAACCTATCGTTCTACCAAATATTATTGTAGATGTGGCAAAAAATTATAACAACGCATACATCTTATGTGAAGTAAATGATATTGGTGGACAGGTCGCGGATATTATTCAGTTTGATTTGGAATATGAGAATTTGTTGATGGCTGCAATGAGAGGTCGTGCAGGTCAACAACTAGGTCAAGGTTTCTCTGGTAAGAAAACTCAACTTGGTGTTAAGATGTCTACAGCAACAAAACAAGTTGGTTGTTCTAACCTTAAAGCATTAATAGAAGAAGATAAACTTCTTATCAATGATTATGACACTATTGCAGAGTTAACTACATTTATTGCAAAAGGTCAAACATTCCAAGCGGAAGAAGGTTGTAACGATGACCTTGCTATGTGTTTAGTAATCTTTGGATGGATGGCA